CAACCCCCCCCACCCCAAAAAAATGTTTTTTTGTCGGCGTAATAATATTCTTTTTGCTGAGCGCGGCTGCTCTGAGGTACCGTAGGGTCCACGACCTGTATCCGACACCAAATTTACAGAGGGATTGCAATGTGGAATAAAGCAAAGAACGAGCGAAAACTAAGCCGTGAGGAGCAATTACGGCAACAGATTTTGTTACTCGAATGCAACGATACATTGGGACATGATTGGTCTAGCCAGTATCACAAGACGTTGCGTGCTTTGAGAGAAGAGTTGGCGGGTCTTAGAGATGGGTAATCGTCCTTGGTATAAGAGGTGGCCCTCGAATTTTATTGCTGGCACGATCCACATGACTTTGGAAGAGGCTGGGGCTTATTCTTTTTTGATTGATCTGACGCACGATAGAGGCGGGCCAATTGTCGATGATCCACAATATTTAGCGAGAGTATGCAAATGCTCTGTGCGGAAATGGAAAGCTCTCAGGCAGCGTCTTATTGACTTAGAAAAGGTCTTTGAGGCTGACGGGTTTTTACATCAACCGAGGGCTCTGCGAGACATCGATTTAGGGCAAGCTGAACACAGTAAATTTAGCTACTCAGGACGTAAAGGCGGCGAAAAGAGCTCGAAAAGTAGGTCGAGAATTGATCGAAACTACGCCGAGAATCGACCGACATTAAATGAAAACAATGACTTAGCAAAAAAAGGGCTAGTAGCAAGAGAGAAGAGTAGAGAAGAAGAAGAAAGTATAACCCCCTTAATCCCCCTTGATGGGGGAGAAGAAAAGCTTTCCAAAAAACGTAAACGAAAATCTAACTTGCCAGACAACTGGCAACCAAACCCCCACGCAAAAATTGTGGCCATAAATGAAGGATACGACGATGACGAACGACGAATCATTTTTCTCCAGTTCACCGGGTTTGCCGCCAGCACTGGAAGGCAGTACGCCGATTGGGATGCCGCGTTCTACAATTGGATCAGAAATGGAATTACCAGAAACGATATCGAACAACGTCGAAGAGCTAAAAACCAGAAGGGCAATAGACAAAAAGTTGGAAGCGTTGTTACCTCAATCAATCGCTTCATCGCTAAGTCCGGTGCTTAGTCTCGATTTTGACGTAATTGCATTCACGTTGGAAAAGCCGGTTGCCGTTGATGAAGTTGAAATGGCGATATCGATCATTCAAGAATTTAGTGTGCCTGCAACAAAACGTGAGATCGGAGAGCTAATCGCGATGGTTTACGCCATGACGGCACAACGCAACCAAGACCAGATCACGATGGACCTAGCCATTGCATCGTTTGGTAGAAAACTTTTGGAATACCCGGCAGACGTTGTGCGAGAGGCAATGAACGCTTGGCCCGACAAATCCACCTGGTTCCCAAGCTGGCACGATTTAAAAGTTGAGCTGGATTGGCGAAACAGCCGAGGAAAGATGAAGGCGGCTCTCGAAAATAAATTAAGTTTGCTAAACGGACCACAAATATTTGACAACGTAAGGAAATTTTAGAATGACGGAAAGATTTGATATTTGCCAAGGCAAGCCAAAAAAAGATGGCGGCACATTTTGGCATAAGATTGGCACAGCATGGCCAATGGACGGCGGCAAAATGCGGCTGGTCTTCGACTCATTGCCGACCCCGACGATGGATGAGCAATACGGATTAAAGCTCGACGCCGTAGTGTTCCCAGCCAAGGACAAGCCTGGCAGCATGCCCACTCAAGCAAGCATTAATGCTCCATTGGATGACAAAATCCCGTTTTAGGTATTTAATTTTTATGGGCAAGAAAAAACAAAAATCGGTTCCTGCCCTGGGAACCAGCGGCTCCTTCAGTAGGAACCGCTCGGCAAAGATACCCGCTGATCACGGGCCTGCCGAGGCCCGACAGCACGGCACTTTTGTTGAGGTGGATACATCGGTAGCTGGCGTTAAGGCTGTCAGGAACGTCACTGTAGACCCTCTAGCTACTTATTTGCGGAGAGGCCAAATTTCATCGCTTCAATTCCAGGCGGGGGACTTATTCGCGCAGCACTTTGACCGGGCTCGTCTGGGGCCGAAATATTCCATGATGTCGTTAAGTGACAGAGTTCATGGGCAGGCATCAATTGGAGCGCAAGAGGGTCTGCAACGAGCTGTAGACGAGGTTAACACAGCTTTAATTTACGTTGGAAAGCCTCTTAGTTTTTTGGTCACGCACGTTGTCGGGCATGGTCTTACCGCCGGGACTTGGGCTGGGGTCCAGCATTCCAAACGAAGTTCTGAGGATGGCCTGGCAGCACTACGGATTGCGTTGAATGGCCTTATTTCCTACTATAAGTTGTAGTTTCATTAAAATTACCCCCTTTACAGCGATCACGGGTCGGTGATACAAGCTAGATACACTTTTCGTATAGTCACTTTACCAGAAAACTCTTCATCACGCTGGTAACACAGTTTTTAAAAGCTTCGGATTGCCGTCCTGGGCTTTTTTATTGCCTAATCTCCACCGCCGCGCCTCCCTGTGGCACCCAACTGACGGCACTTGGGAATCCTGAGTGCCGTCGTTTTTTATTTATAAAACAGGACGCCAACGAGATCGTGTTTAACCGTGATGATCACGCTTTCGTCACGCTCGTCACGCCTGTTTATCCAGTTAAAAAAACTAACGAATTTCTTTTCAACTGGGACAGAAATTATGTGGTTACTGGTAATTTTGATTACAATGCAAACAAATGTGGACCCAGAAAAACGTTATATCAACTCTCAATACCATATGTTTCAACGAGAGTCCGAGTGCAGAGAAATTGCTAAAAAAGTTAGAAGTTTTAGGGAAAGAAAGCATATGAAGCACGTTTATGCTCAATGTTTTTTTGTTAAAAACTAAATTATTAAAGCAAAGGAGAGATATTATGCCTCAAGGCAAAGGAACCTACGGAACTAAAAAAGGTCGGCCACCTGTTAAAAAAAAGCCGGTTAAGAGAAAGCCTGTAAAATAGTTAAGTTGGAATAATTTATGCCAAAAAAAACTGGCCGACCTCCGATGAAATCCATTGCCATTATAGAAGAGGTTACAGATCGTTTAAGCAATGGGGAGACGATGGTAAGCATTTTTATGGACAAGCATATGCCGTCCAAGCAGGCGTTTAGCAAATGGCGAAATAGGGACAAGGAACTTGATGAGCGGACATTTGAGGCAATGAAGCGGGGATATCACGCTCAAGCTGATCAGGCCGCTCATGTGCAGCTAAAAATTATGAACGGCAAATTTGAAGGCGATGCTCGCCAGGCTCAAGCGGCTGTTACGGCGGCGAACAACTTGGGGCATCAATCTCTCGCGAAATTGTCAAAGCTCGATAATCGTTACAAAGATCGCCAAGAGGTAACGCATTCTGGGCCGATGGTCATTGGTTGGTCCGTTACGGACGCTGAAGAAACAGAAGATGCTGTAGAGCGTCTGAACTAAGTTTAATGGCTAGGAACTACGGAAAAGAATACCAAACATACCACTCAAAGCCTGTGCAGAAGAAACGCCGGGCAGGTCGCAATCAGGCCCGAAGGACGTTATTAAAAGCTGGTCGTGTAGCTAAAGGCGATGGCATGGATGTCGATCACAAAGACCGAAATCCGCAGAATAATGAAACCGCAAATTTACGGGTGCAGACAAAATCTCGCAACAGATCGAGGAACAGCCGCAGTTTAATAAAATAAGGCTATAGCTTTTGCAAAGGAAAAGACGATGGCAAAAAAAACGAGCAAAGTCGAGACGAAGAAATCTTCTATTTTTAAGCGAAAGCGCACCCACAAGCCTGACGGCCAGTTTGTTGCAGACGATCCTAGTACACCCGAAAACGAAGCCTTTGTTGCTGTTGGTGGTACTTCCGTTGATATGTTGAAGATGCGTGAAGATCAGCGAGTTAATAGTGTGACCAATAGCAGCCAAAGGCGACTTGGTGGCAAGTTGATTGCGTGAAATTATTCCGGCTGTTTTATCACCAGGCGAGTGCAAAGATCTCGCAGCTACAGTTGACTATTTACAGTTGTCGGACCCGCGCATTGCGAAAGTTTTGGGAACAATTAGGGAATATACAGAGGTCACACTTGATGACCCGTCTTATTGCCGCGTGGAGGACCGTCGTGAAGGTCACCCGTGGCATTCAGACGTTGGTAACAACAGCCATATGGACTGGTGCAAAACTTCCGCGAGAGTTCTTTTGGACCCCGTTCATATGTTTGATGGTGGTGCTTTTTATTTTCGTGACGAGCATAACCTGGCTCTTTTTGGCACTGGCGACTTAATTTTGTATAGTACCGATGACCGAAACAATGAGCATATGGTTGCCCGTTCTAATGGTACTCGCCGTGTTTTATTAATGTTCCTTGCTAATAATGGCTGATCCACTTCGAGTTATTATCCCATACACCCCCCGGCCGCTACAGGCCAAGTTTGACCGAGACTCCCGGCGTTTTTCTGTTGCTTCTTGTCACCGCCGCTTTGGCAAGACGGTTATGGCAATTAATTGGCTTTTAAAAGAAATACTGACCTGCACCCGCCCAAGGGCTCAAGGGGCTTATATCGCACCGACTTATGGGCAGGCGAAACGTATCGCGTGGGTAATGCTCCGAGATTATGCCGGTGTAATCCCAGGTGTTAAATTTAACGAGGCTGAACTTCGCTGCGATTTACCAGATGGACGCCGAATATGGTTGCTCGGATCTGAGTCTCCAGACGCGCTCCGAGGCTTGAGATTAGACGCTTGCTGTCTTGATGAATTTTCGGACATGAATGCCAGGCTTTACCCTGAGATTGTAAGGCCGTCTTTGTCTGATTATGGAACTGGCAAATGTTTGTGGATTGGGACGCCCCGTGGCGAAAATCAGTTTAAAGAAATCTACGACTACGCTTTAAACCAAATGAAAAGTGGTGACAAAGAATGGTTTGCAATGCGTTTCCCAGCGTCGGAAACGGGGATCTTGCCTCAAAAAGAGCTGGATGCGGCCAAGGCAACAATGGATGAGAGCCAATACTTACAAGAATTTGAGGTAAGTTGGAGTGCTGCTAGAGTCGGAGCTTTCTTTGCTCAACAACTTGACAGTATTGATCTTAGAAATCAGATCGGCTCAGTCCCTTGGGAGCCCAACTTACCTGTTACGACAAGTTGGGATCTTGGTATTTCAGACGCAACCGCCATTTGGTTTTATCAGCAATTGCCGCGAGAAAATATTGTTCGCGTTATCGATTATTACGAAGCTAGCGGCGAAGGATTGCATCATTACATTAAAGAATTAAGCGCACGGCCGTACGTATACGACAGACATCTATTCCCGCATGACGTTATGGTTAGAGAGTTGGGGTCGGGGAACAGCCGCTATGAGATTTTAATAAACTTGGGGGTTCGCCCAACCGTTGTAGCAAAACTAGCCGTTCAAGACGGTATTGAAGCGATACGAGCGTTAATCCCCAAGTGTCACTTCGACCGAGGCAATTGCGCGGTTGGCCTAAAATCACTTAGACATTATCACAGGCAATTTAATGATCGTACTGGAGATTGGAAAGATCGCCCTAATCACGATTGGTCTTCTCATGCTGTCGATAGCTTTCGCTATGGTGCTGTCGGTCTACGCGATAATGATGATGACGGCATGCGCGGTGCAGCACGCACGGGGCGAATGCCAAACGGTCAGCCGGTAATGGTTGCCGCCAATAATTCATTTGGCTAAAATTGTAGAAGCTTGCTACTCGGATCTTGTTTTTATAGCCCGTCGAATGAGAACAATGGACGCTGAAGAGATTATGCCATTGATGTTTAGCGATAAAGCTGAAGATCTGGCGCAAGGCATCTCTTTTGCAACCGGCAAAAAATTTGTAGCTTTTTCTAATGGAATCCCCGTTGCTTGCTGGGGAGCTATTTTAACAAAACCTCAATTTTACAGCGTTTGGATGTTTTCTACAAATCGCTGGCCTGAAGTCGCGTTAAGTGTAACCCGTCATGTACGGAAAGAATTAATGCCCGCCCTTATTGAAACGGGGGCAGTTCGGGCTGAATGCTGGTCAATGGACGGTCATACCGTAGCC